TGAACTATTACCCAAGTGTCACTTACTTCATCCTGTAGGTATTCAGATGAAACCCTACCCACAGTAAAGTAGAGGTTAGTAGACCCTTCCGAAAGATTATCGGTAGTATCTAATGTAGAACCTTGAATTGCCTCTTGGACATCTTGGAGACTTATTCCACCGCCTTGAACACCCTGAATACCCTGCGAACCACTGGTTCCTTGAGTTCCAGAACCTACTGCTCCTTGTGCTCCAAGAGCGCCCTGCGCTCCTGCAGTTCCTTGTGCTCCAGAACCTGCGGTTCCTTGTGCCCCTGCTGTTCCTTGTGCTCCAGTACCGCTGGCTCCTTGGGAACCTGCAATACCTTGAGCACCACCGCCAGGACCTATTGGTCCATCAGAACCTTGCACACCTTGTGTACCCGCTCCTGTTGCACCTTGTGCACCAGTACGGCCTTGTGCACCACGTGCACCGCCTTGTCCAGGAACAATAATGATTCCTTGAACAGCGCAAGTACATGTACCTACGCATCCGCAGGACATTGAGTAGTTAGATACTTTTGCCATTAATCAGTTACCTGCCTTGTACAAAATACTGCTCCTCGCAAATATGTTTGTTGGTATGTTGGGTCTCCGCTTAGTGTACCTTGAATATCCCAATAAGCACGTTCAGGTAATGAAACAGTTTGGTCTGGTGTTAAAGTAATTTTTACTTTATCAGTATCAATTAACTCTGTTGTAAAAGTAGCTGCAATTCCTGGGTCGCCATAGTTAACGCGAATTTCTGCAGTAAAAGTGTAGTCAGTAACATCAAATGGAAAATCAAGAGTTGTTTCAAATGAATCGCCCTCATACATAACTAAGTCGTATGTAGGAACATCAGAAGGTGAAATAGCAGAACCATAACTAGGAATAGAGATAATTGCACGCTTTGGCATTGAACGGTCATCAACTTCCATCGGCAAATAAACAGGTACATAACGATTGGTTGTCTTTGATGTACGACGCAAAGTAAACACGTCAATTTTGTAAAGACCAATTCCAAGTTGTGAGCACAGTTCTTTGTACTGGTCTTTGCGAACTTGAATCATTTGCATCAACTGACGATAACGTTCAGAACGAGGAATTTGAACTCCGTCAGGAGCAGTAATGTCAATATCAAATGCGGCATCTGTGGCTAGAGTGTAAAGAGCCAAACTAGATGCATAAATAACTACTGGGTATTCTTCAATTCCTGGAAGACTTGCAAGTGTATAGCCACGGCCATAACCATCAGCATGGTTTGCTACGTGTTGCCCAAAAGCAGTATCAATGTACTCACAAACTTCAGCATTAGTAAAATAGCGGAAATAACTTCCTGCAACAATTATGGAATCGCCTACATATGGAATGTCATCAAAGGTAATATAGCCAGTTGTCTCTTCAACTTCGCAGGCGTCAGAAACATCTGTTCCATCTACAGTAACAATTAGGTTTACACCATCAACAGGTGAGTAAGGTATTAAATAGCGATTAGTGTCGCCAGTAGCAACAGTCTGGTAAACAAAAGATTTACCCATATCACCCAGCTCAGACCGTAATCTGTCTGCAAGGTTGCTTGTTGTTGCCACAAAACCTCCGAAAACTATTTGGCGCAATCATCTCAAATATGCACTGTAAAAAAAGGTCCAACCCCCAACTGGGAGGAGGGCGGGAACCAGTTGAGGGTCGGACTACTGCTGACGTCTAGTGTTTAGTTAGGACGCCAAATATAACCGAGCTGTTCTAGATAATTAGCAAGATGACCAGGAACACGGTACTTAACACCTGCTTTAAAGGTGTAATGGTTACCTACTCCATATGTCATGTCATCAACATCGGTGATTGTACGGATAACGACCATGTCGTTTGCCGTTGTTACGCCGACGTTTTCAATTTCGTCTAGAACAATTGGGGCATCTGGGCGCTTTGGGTCAAAGACCTGTGTCTCCAGTTGCTCTGCCTCAACCTGTGCCGCAATTGAGAGTTCATCTTTGCGGTCTTGAATTGCTTTTGCGTTTTTCTTTGCTGCTTTTTCTGCAGCTAAACCTGTCGCATCTAATGGACTAGTTGGTGTATTTGCCACGGTGTATTTCTCCTAAAGTAGTTTGGTTATTGATGGCTGGGGGCCCAGGAAGGAGTAGGGCCCCCAGACATCGGGTAAAGCGTGTCTTAGTTTGTGTAAACCTTGACGATAGCCTGGTCGGTGATTACACCGAGACCCCAGATTGCGTACCATGCAAGAGCGTGCTCACGACCGAAGTCAAGAACGCCACCATCACGTAGTTCAACTGGGAGAGAGATTGCGTGACCAAATGCGTTGTCACCAATCATGATTGATTCGTAAACTTCAGCAGCATTTCCTGTTGCTGAAGTAAAGTAACCAGTTGCTTCTGAAAGGTTTTCTGGGTTACCACCTTGACCACGACCAGTGTTTGACTTAACTGGTACTTCAGTTTGGTCTGCAGGTGCGCCAACTAAGGAAGAGGTTGTGTAACTTGCGTTAACATCCAACTTCTTAACCTGTGTTGTTTCAATGAATACAACGTCGTATAGACGACCGATTTCACCGAGCATGAAGTTTCCTGGAGCAGCGTACTTTGTAACTTCAATGAACTCTGGGTTAGAACGAAGGTCTCTTGATTGCTTAGGGTGAACGAACTGTACGTAAGTTTCTCCTAAACGAGGAATGTTCTTACCAGCAAGGGTAAGAGCAGCGTCTTTGATTGCAGCAGTTGTTAACTTGTAGTTACCATCTAGTGCTGCAAAGTTTGCTGCAGGAGTACCTTCATCGTAGTTTGTGAAAGCGCCACCTGTGATGCCTGTGCGGTCATAACCAAATACTGCTGATGTTGCTGCAGAAAGTGTATTACGTGCCTGTACATCTAGGTACTGTGCCATGTGACGACCAAGTAGGCGTGAAGCTGATGCCATAACATCGTCAAATGATGCGTTAAGAAGAAGCTCAGAAACTGCTACTGCGTAGCCGTGTTCTGCAACTGTGATTGCAATCTGCTCTGCAGTAAGAGCGTTCGTTGTCATACGAACACCTTCTGTTAGAGGTGATGGGTCTACTGCAAAGTTCTTGTAACGTAGAAAGTTCACACGAAGACCAGGAGCAACTCCTAGTTCAGTCTTCTTTACTGCAAACTGTTCAAAGCGAAGAATTGGCATTGCCTGGAACAAAATTTCTTTTGACCAGATTGTCTGGATTGCTTGGTTCAGAGAGCTGTTAGCACCTGAGTAAGCTGTTGGTGCTCCTGCTAGTTGTGAGGAGCCTGTAATTGCACTTGCCATTGAGGTCAAGTCCTTTCGTTAGTTGATGGGGGGATTAACCGAACAGTCCCTGACCACGGTTGCTGGCTGCAGTGCCAAGTAGTTTGGCTCTTTGTTTCGCATAATCTGCCAATGACATATCCCTGATTGAATCAGGAGTGTACGAATTTTGTTCCGAATCATTATCCAGGGGTCCTGATGCAGGCGCTGTAATGCGAGTGCCTGCCATTTGCTGCTTTGCTGATTGCATTGCTGCTTGTGCAGATTGAAGGATGCTCTGGGACTTCTCACGAAGTAGAGCGATGCTGTCTTCAATCTCATCTTGAGTATTACCGCTAATCAAGTCAATAAGTTCTGGAACGATGTTATCTCGTTCCTGCTCAGTGCGTGATTGACGGTAATTTGTAAGCTGATTTAATTCTTGTTCTTTGTGCAGAAGAGCAAAAGCACGTTCTCTTTCAAGACGTTCTGTCTCTAACTGAGACAAAAATTCTTGCTCCTTCTTTGCGAGGAGTTCTTTTGCAGAAAGTTCTTCTTCGTCTTTCTTCTTTGCTTGTTCTGCTTGCAGTGCTTCACGTTCAGCAATCTTTGCTTCACGCTTAGCGGCTTCTTCTTCTTGTACTTTTTTCAAAGCAGCAAGTTCATTAGCCATTTTTTCCATTTGAGGATACAGCTTGGCTTTTTCTTGTGCACGAGCTTTTGCAAGGTCGTCTGCAGTAAATCCAGCCATCGGCTCCTCAACGTTCCCCTGAACTGCCGCTACAGTTTGTTCTGCAATTGCGTCCAGTAGTTCTTGATTATCGGCCATTATTGGTCACCTATTTTTCTTATGTCGTTGTCCGTATGCCTTTCGGCGTATCACGTGGGTTTAACAAGACAATTTCATACTATCTGGTAAGAAATGTCTTGCTATATTAGTAATTATTTTTTACTCCTTGTCTACTGTTCTCCTTTGAGGCATCTTTGTGCCGTAGGCTTCAGTGACAAGTTTTTCTCTAATAGCAGCTTCTTGCTGCTTCTCAATTCCAACCATTTGTTCTTGGGCTGGGTCTTTAACATTTGCATCTGTTTGAGGGCCTTCAATTCCATCTCCCATAACATCTCCATCACCTAACTCAGTTGGTGACATAGGAATAGCACTGTTTCCATCAGGACCTGGCATCATGCCAGTCATATCCATAATGGCCTTTTGAATTTGAATCTTTACAAGCTGTAGAGCACCGTCAGCGCCAGCATCGGAGATAAGTTCTTGACGAATCTCTTGTAGCTTCTCTTCTGGGAATTCTTCACCAAGAGTGCGTAGTGCGCCTTCTTTAGACTCAAGACCCATACCAATTTTTGTCTGAATCTCATTGAGCAGAATTAACTTATCTAGAGGCAGTGGCTGAGGGAATTGGACGTAATTCTTGTATGTAATAGGGTCAGCAAAATCAAGTTGAGTTAATTGACCCTCTTTGATTGGGCCATCTTCATCTGGGTTGTATGTGAATTGTTCTGGTTCTTTTAACGCCAAAGTACGGAGTGCAAACTCGTTAATCTTCTCTAGACCGATACCGTACTGAGCAACTTTTTGTGCATAACGGTTCATCAATGGCTGATACTGAATAGAAAGTGCAACACCTGATGTATTTGAAATTGGCTGAACTTGTCCCAGTGCGGTTTCTGGGATGTTCATGATTTCATGCATTGAGCGCTTTAGAAGTTCTAAATACTTAAGTGCTCCCTCAATACCTTGAGCACCACCTTCTAAGTTGAAGACTTGAGCATCTTTTGGAAGACCGCCCCAAACCTTCTTTGCACCCTTTTC